TTGCTTTTGTATCATTGTCCCCTGCTTTCTTACCTAGTTAAGTGCTGAGATTTCGTCTGCGGTTAGACCAAGTGCTGCTAGTTTAGCCTCTGCTGATGCCTTAGCATCTGCCTTAGCCTGTGCTGCTGCTTCCTCTGCTGCCTTGATTTCTGCAAAGGCAACTGCATCTGCCTCACGCTGAGCAATCTCTTCGGCTGTTAGTTCAACCTCTGTAGTTACTCCAGTTGAGCAATCTACGATTAGTTTATGGGTCATTATTTTCCTTTCGTTATGAGTTCTTGATTCCGTATAGTGTGGCGGTTGAGTATTGAACAAGGCTGAATCCATCAGCCGATATAGTAATAGAAGTAATTGCGGCAGAGTTAGACCATAATCCTGCGTGTAATCCATTTGTTGCTGCGGTTGCATTATTTTCTAGCACAAAATCCGCTGAGGTACTTTTATAGTTAGAGCCAGCATAATTAGGAATATACAATTCAAAATTGTTAAAAGTATTGGATGTGGAATTGGCGGCATTTGTGTATAAATAACCCAAATCGCTAGAGGCTCGGTTAATTGATGATGCGGAAGAACCATTCCCATAAAGCAAGCGCTCAGAGTAACCTGTGCTTGATGAGTTAAATGTAATTGGCATATTGCGGTCAAGGGCAGAAACCGAATTTCTTACCGAAACTTTTAACAAAAGGTCTGTATAAGTTGCAGGGATTGAAGTAAAGTTTATTGTTGCAGCCCCGCCGCTTCCCACCTCAACGGTGGCTATTGCTTTATAAGTGGTTGCCATTATGCCGCCTTTATTCCGTAGAGGGTGAAGGTTGTTCCAGTTGCATAAGATGATGAACTAAGAGAAAAATCTATTGAAGTTATAGCAGCAGGTGTTGCTCTCCATATACCAACAATCGCTTCCGTTGCTTGCGCTGCACGGTTAGCGCGAATTAAAGCAGTCTTGTAAGTTGTCGTGTTAGAATAGTTTTGAATACTTATGTTAAACTGAGTTGCAGGGGAACTATTAAGAAAGTTAAAATAGTTACAAATTATAGATGTTGAATTTGTTCTACGAGCGGATGAAGCAGCGCTTCCATCTCCCGTAAGAATAGTTGCACTATAGTTAGAACCGCTATCAGAATTAAAACGCATAAGAACATCTGAGTTACCAATTAAGTTTGTCGCATTGGCTATTACTATAACTAAATCAGTATAAGCACCGCTAATGGAAGTAAATGAAACTGTCGCTGTGCTAGTAGAAAGCGTAGTCGTTGCTATTGCCTCATAGGTCGCTGGCATCAGATGACCACCTTTCGGTTCATACAAGTAGCACAACCAAAACGTCTACTGTTTTTAGAGTTGTAGGTATAGATATTATTTTCCAACTCGTGTCCTCTCTTGCAGTGTGTTTTATGTTCTAAGACTCTTACTGAGCGATAACTATTTTCTGCGCTAGTAACAAGTTGTAAATGTTCTGGATTTACACAACGGCGATGTAGGCAAGTGTTACCACCTTTGCATTCTTTTGGATCGTGGCATATATGGTCTATAACCATTCCTTCTGGAATATCGCCTTTGTAATACATCCAAGATAGACGGTGAATTAGCGTTGACTTAGAGACGGGCCAGCCATATTTGGTTTGTGCAAAACCTTTTGCAGTAGGTGTGGTTGGGTGCCACCAGCAACCATTTGGCTGCACTTCAAAGCGATTAACAATTCTTTCAAGTTGTGTAATTGCCATTGGCTATGCCCCCTTTATTCCGTAAAGCGCTGCGTGGGAATACTGCACAAAATCACCAAGTGTTGATGACTGGACTCTAATTGATGTAATTGCTGAAGTGCTTTGCCATAACCCACTATTAAGAATAACTTGTCCTGATCCATTCAAATCGTATCCTGCTAAATTTCTAGCAGTTTTATATTTTGAGGTATTGGCATAATCTAAAATATCAATAATTCCAGCGGCAAACATACTCGCTCCTGCTGCTGCGCCCGTTGCCGCTCTAAATACCATTCCTGTATTTCCTGCTGAAGAATCTTCTGCGTAAGCCGCAGCAGATGAACCATCTCCAAGAATATAATGTCGTGGGTAAGAAGCGGTGTCGCTATTAAATATAAGCGACACTCCATCGGCAGTTGCACCAGAACGAGAAGAACGCAGTAACCATCGTAATTGTAAATGTTTGTAAGTGCTAGGAATTGAAGTAAAATCAATATAATCAACTGCTGTTGCGCCAACAGTTACAGTAGCGATGGATTCAAAGTCGCCAGGTAATTCATAAGCAGTATTACCTGCCAGCATACTCCCATAGGTAGTCCTGCCAGTAATACTACTGGCAGATAATTTATATACAGGTGTCACTATGCAATCTCCACTCCAGAGATGTGGAAGTTAATTGTTGTCGCGCTTGCTCCACCCGTGATTGTCTGCGTTGCGGTGAGGACCTGCTTGAGGTCAATAACTGTCGAATCGTATGAACCTACTGTAACAGTAGTTGCAATATTTGTACCGCCAAGACCTATTGTAAATGTTCCAGCTGAACCAGCAGTATTTGTAACTACTATGCTTGTAACTACTGTGGTAGTAGCTGCAGGAACTGTATATAGGGTTGTTCCTACTGTTGTTGTTGCTGCTCCTCGGAACAGCGCTTTAGTTGTTGTGGCCATTATCTCCCTTTCTTAGAGTGCGCCCATTAATAAAAGTGTTAATTCGTCTGCAACGCTTCCAGGACCAGTTAATACTACATCTGTTAGACCGCTAATTGTTGTTACTGTTGCTCCAGAATTTATTACTGTAGAACCAAGTGTTGGTGCTGAGTAACCAGAAACGTTTGACCAAGTAAGTCCAGTAGCAGTGCTTGAGTCAGCCTGTAGGTACTGTCCGTTAGTTCCAACTGTTAATTTACCTACAGTATCTGCTGCAGTTCCTACGATAAGGTCGCCCTTAGCGTCTATAACTGTGTTAGGAATTGCTGTGGCAAGATCAAATGCTGTGAAGGTGATTACCTCGAGCACATCGTTGACAGCAAGTGCTGCTAAGGATGTAATACTTGTTCCATTGGTTGCCGTGTAGTCAGAACCACGAACTAGGAGTACACCGTTTAGGTATACCTGTTCTTTGCCTGCTAAGTAAGATAGAGTTAATCCGCCAGCATCAGTTCCTGATACAGAGGTTTCTCCACCTGTTGCTACGAACTTGTAGCGATAGATAGCAGCAGTTGAAGAGATAGATCCCCATGCAGAAAGTCCTGTATCCCATGCATACATGGCATTATCTACTGAGTTCCAGTAAATAGCTCCTTCAAGAATCGCATTTCCATCGTTATCTAATGTTGGAGGAGTTGACTTTGCACCTAGGTATCTATCATCAAAGTTATCATAGGCTGTCTCAGCAGCAGCAGCGCTTGCTGCAGCAGCAGTAGCGCTACCAGCAACAGCATCAACATATTGCTTTGTAGCAGCCTGTAGATTTGCTGAAGGGTCTGCGTGAAGAGTCAGAGCACCAGTCATTGTGGAGCCTGACTTAAAGACTACGGCATCGTAGAATGTACCACCAGCCTGAATTTCATCAGCAATCTCTTTAAGAGTATCAAGAGTTCCAGGAGCACCATTGATTAGATTGGTAATCTCTGTATCAATGTAACCCTTAGTTGCTGCGTCACCTGAATCTGTTGGAGTGCCAAGGCTTGTAATCTTCTGGCTGTTCATTGAGAACGAAGAAGTTGGCGCAGCCAAGTCTGTTACTTTAGATGTGCGTACCTGTGTATCAAAGTCAGAGATAGTGCTGGCTGTCTGAGTGCCAGTATGGTTAGCACGGGCTAGTGGGTCAGTTGCTAACTTGCTAAGAGCAATAGCAGCCGAAGCGTTAATGTCATCATTTACGATAGTTCCATCTACAATGTCAGAGGATGTAATAGAACTGTTAAGGCTTAGTTTGCTGTAAGCAATACCTGCTGATGCGTTGATATCTGCGTTTACAATCGCACCAGTACCGATGCTGGTTGTTAGGCTTACGTTGCCTGTGCCATCAAAGGATACGGCGCTAGCCTCTACATCTCCTGTAAGTTGGAAGTCTCTAGCAGTTTGTAGGGCTGTGGCTGTAGCAGCATTACCTGTGGTAGAACCAGAGGATCCAGTCACGTTACCAGTCACGTTACCTGTGACATTACCAGTTAGATTTGCCGTAACCGTATTTGCTGAGAAGTTACCTGAAGCATCTCTAGCTACGATCGCAGAGTTTGTGTTGGTTGATGTTGCTGTTGTGGCAGAGTTAGCTACCTTGCCAACTGTTGAGATAGTAGCAAGCTTGGTATCTGTAATAGCAGCTGAGGCGTTTATATCCGCATTAGTGATAGCTCCATCAGCGATCTTAGCTGAGGTAACAGCGCTATCTGCAATCATTGCGGTAGATACTGTTCCAGTATCGGTAGTCTTTACTACGTTAGCAATAGTCAACCCGTGAGCCGATGTTGTGTTTTCGATATGAGTATTAGCTTCACGGAAGTCACGGCCGATAGCCATGTGACGAACCTTTGCACCAGCAGAGTGAGCAATTGCTGCAGTTCCATCGATGTTACGATTAACTGTTAATGTGTTGCTACCTGGGTTAGAGGGAGCAATTACATCGACAATTTCTTCGAGCGAGGTGTCTGGGTCGATGACAATGGTGAAAGTTTCACCTGCTGCTGGGGTGATGCTACCAAGCAAACCCGCTGCAGAGTTGACAACCATCGTTGTCTGAGAGGAGTTCATCGCTGATGTAAGCGTGGTCTCCTGAGATGTAGAGAGATATTTACGTATTGTCATTAGTACCTCGTGTAGTGGATTCGGACTGGGTATTGGCCACGCAACTTGCCTGCTTCCTCGGCAAGGCGTTGCTGGTAAAGTGCGAGCATAAATCGAGCAGCATTAGAGCCAGAGCCAAATTGAATTTTAGTATCAGCTTGGTCTGCCTCGGCAGAAGTAAATGTAAGACGGCCTGGATCGATAAAGGAGGCTAGACGATAAGAAGCCCCATAAACAATAACATCTTTAGCAGATGAAGGTAATCCAGTTACTGTTTCAAAGACATCATTATTATTAACAAGAATGCTAGGTTCTTTACTGTACGTTACCTGCACAGTCCGACCTGGGGTAATACGGTCATAAACCGAAATAGTTTGACCAGTAGCGTACGTAGCTGAATTAGCCATTTTATCGTGACGCCATTGTTTGACAGGCATCCATTCCCCGGTAGGGCCAGGAGTGTCCCAGGATACCCCTAAAACGTCGTCTATGGCCGATGGGAGGCTGTATGTCGACTGGGTGGCAGTAAGACTAAAGGTTGTTTTATCTACTCCAAAAAGCTGGGGAAAGACCGCTTTGATGCTGTCATTGATAGCCCTCTTGACAGAGAGTCTAGGGAAGGTAGGGGAGATAGTTACCTTTGTGTTAGTGGTGTGGCTGGCAGCAGTTGTGCCTTGATAGCCACGACCGTATGGAGCTGCAGTTGCTGTGCTCGACACGCGGTCATAACTATCCAGCCAGATCATTTCATCGTCGATTTCGACAACACCCTTGCCAATATTGGACACGCTACCTAGGTTTAAGATTAGAGCTGAGGAGTTGATGTCGGCAGTAAGGTGAGTGGTGCGATCTTGTCGCATCGTATAGCCATTAAGATTTAGGAGAACTTCATCTACCAAATTGGCAAGAGTTGATGTCATTAGGACGATATCCTTCTCAGAGCTTCGGGTGCAGCAAGACCATCGGTTCCTGCTAGCACATTACAAATACCTTGGATGTCAAGGAAGGTTTTGGGATCCGTGCGTCCATCTTTACGATTAAGCGCACCTTGGATGCTTTGGCCAGTTGTACCAGCCCATTCATTAGCCGCAAGGTTATCTCCCACAACGTTTAGTGGAGTTCTGTAAGTACCACCATTAGCAAGTCGATTTAGTTCAGCACTAAACGGGGAACCTGTATTTCCGACTGCCATTATCTATACCTCGCTGTCTTTCGAGCAATTGATTTAGGTTGCTTGGAGAACTGTTTACCAGACTTGGTATCACGACGCTTCTTAGCAGAAGTAGCCGCGTACTCTTTCTTGCTTAGAGACTGACGTGCCTTCTTAGGCAAGTAACGCTCTCCAGTTGCTTTAGAACCTTGAGTGCTAGGTTTACCAGATCTGGTTCCCCACTCTTCTTTAGTCCATTTAGATAAAGATTTTTGTTTGCTGGATTTGCTACCTGTGTAGCCACCACCAGCCTTCTTGTATTGTTGTGCTACAAGTTGCGCTTTACGCGCTGACCATTGTCCAGGTCTACCGCCTTTGGAACCAGCAAGAACTCGTCTTTTAATAGAGTCGCGTAGACCTGGTTTGGTGTATGACATTGTTACTTCTTGCCACCTAGTAGTCCAGGGAATAGACCCTTTGGATTCATTGGCTTAGGTGACTTAGATGTGTACTTCTTAGGAGCAGCTTTCTTAACAGCAGCCTTTTTTACAGCAGGCTTGTTAGCATAAGCGGCACGAGCAGCATCTGGAGACTTAGCTGCAGGAGCAGCCTTAGCACGAGCAGCGGCTACGCGCTTAGCACCGTACATACGATTTACACCTTGGATAAACTCAGCACGAGCACCCTTTGGGGTCTTACCTGCAACAGCAAGTGCCTTAGTCATACCCATCTTTTTAATTTTATCGATTGTTGCTTGGCTTACAGGAGTGTAAAGTCTTTCTCCCTTAGCGCCTTTGCCTCCACCTTTTGGAAGTCCTCTTTTTGGCTTGTATGCAGCACGTGCTGCGTCAGCCGTCTTATATGTTTTTGCCATTACCATTTTACCTTATCTGCCCAATATGCGGCACTCATTTTTCCCTTGGATATATTTCTACGATGACGCGCCTTGAAACTTTTGCGTTTCATCTTCATACGTTGTGACTCTCCAGCTTTAGGTTTGCCAGCTGTGCTAGCACCCTGTTCTCCAAAGCGGATTGTTCTTACTTGTTCACCCTGCTTAGCCACAACTACATGAGACTTTTTGGGGTGAGTAGGGGTACGTTTAGGTTTGTTAAAGCCTGAAACTCCTGCTCTTGCGAGCCTAGGATCTCTTTTGCTTGCCATACTCTCCGTACTTTCCTAATACTGCTCTTACGGTTCCGTTCTTATTTAGACGAACCACTTTCCCGTCCTTAATCTGGACAGAGTTAAAACCGTGATGGGTCTTATGTTGTCCAGATGACATTATTTGATTCTGCCTTTTTTGTCGTAGCGACGTCCTTGTAGGATTGCTCCGGCAAGTTGACCAAGGTCTTTCTTATTAGAAGCTGCGGCAGCATTAGCTCTAGCTTTAGCAGCAGGGCGCATTGAAGGTGGTACAGTACGTGCTTCATTCTGTGCTCCAATTGTTTTACGATAACTGCCAGCATATTGACCAACTTCTTTTTTAATATTTCCAACGTATTTGCCTACAGTGCTAGCAGCTTTTTGAATTGGATTATACCCACTGGTATCGTAAAAAGATTTACGCATTGCCATTATTTCTTTTTCGCTTTCTTCTTAACGGCTTTCTTCTTGGCCTTCATCATCATGGCCTTTTCTTCCATCTTCTCAGCCTTTGCATACATCTTGGCTGCCTTCTTACCCTTAGCTGTGTAAGGGAACTTTTTTCCGCTAACCATTGGCATTAAATTAACCCTCCTGTTGAGTCGTCCGCTTTGAACGCCTTTCCTGCTCTGTTACTTACCTCAACTGCCACTTGTATATCTTTCATACGAGTTGATGACGGTTGAATCCCTTGTGCTCTAGCATCTCTATAAGCCTGCAACTCAGCATCCCACTTCTTGGTAGACATACTGGTTCTAGTTGATGCTTCTCCTGCGTTAAGGCTTATGCCTAGGATTTTGCATCCAAAGCAACCTTCTACATCTGTAGGATGTGTACTTCTGTGTAACATATTCCCCCTATACAGTTTCTACTGTGTACCCCGCTGCTTCTAGCGATGCTTTTTCTGCAGATGAAATTTCATAACGGTGACCACCCAAGTAATACAAGTCAGCATTAGCCAAATCTTCAGCATACGGAAAACGTTCTTGACGATAGACATCATTCTCCTTGATTACAGTGATACCACGTTCCAGTTTATATCTGTAGTGCAGTACGTTGTCTCCTGCAGGTCCTTCAGATACTGTTGGTGGTGTGAAGTAGAAAGCCATAGTTCTCCTTTAATGAACTCACCACTAGGCAGGGTTTCCCCTGCCCAGCAGTCAGTTAATTAACTAAACGGTTGGACGAACAGACGATGCTGTTTCGATACGCCATAGAGATTCTGAACGGTAACGGTTCCATCCAAGTACGCCGTACCAGCCGATTGGGCGGAGACGCATTAACTTGTCTGTAACTGGACCGATAACTGTGTGTGGTTCTTCTGCAACTGCTTCTGCAAGAGCCTGTTGACCCATTACGAATGTTGAGAACACACGAACCTGGCTTGCGCCAGCTCCTGAACCAGCCTGTGAGTTTGGTAGGCGTGGTGACTCTACGAAAGCAACGCCTTCGTATGTTCCAAGCTCACCTGCGTAGATGTTTGAGGTATCTACGTACTCGTGTGGCTGACGCCATCCTGCAGTTCCTGTTTCAGCACGAAGATCGTGTGAAACCTCTGGGTGAATGTAGGAAGCGTATAGAGAACCACGGCGTGGCACAACGTTTGCTGCGCGAAGCTTTGCTACTGCGTAGCGGATATCGCGTGACTTGATTGTGTCAGAACCAGTGATGGTTGTGATTGCTGCAGAGGTAGAAAGTGATCCAGCGGATTCGCGGATTACCTGTGATCCACCATTTAGAACATCACGGACAACTGTGTCGAGTGAGTCATTCATGTTGAATGCAACAATGTTTGCAAGAGCTGGCTCTACATCAGCGAGTGAGAAGAGGTCGAGCTTGCGAGTTGAAATGATTGAGTTACCATACTCATTGAGGGTGACTGCGACTGTGCTTGTTGCAGGAATTGCAACAGCATCTGGATCAACAGTTTCTGTCAATGGTGAGGTAGCTACTGCGAGGTCATTGTAAAGTTGGAACAATACAGATGAACCTGCGTGGGATTGCTGTGCAGGCTTCTTGTCAGCTGCAGCACGGAATGACGGAACGGAACGAAGAGCGAACTCTACGAGCTTGTCATACGCCTGAGTAACAAGGTTAGCACCGACAACTGTACCCGCTTGACCTGCTGGCAAAGCAGCAGAGGTATACAAGTTAGGCATTTACCTATCCTTTTTGGTCGAAGTGGCTACGATTGTGAACCGTAGATAAGTTTTAGGATTTCATCTTCAGAGTTAGCATTGTTAATACGAAATGCTATATCTTCAGACTTGTCGGGGGATAAAGCACCACTTGTTACAGCATCTATTTGTCGCAAAGCTGCGACGTCATGCTGACTTACTTCCTGCTCTGGTTTAACTTCAAAGCCAAATACATCGGCATTGTTGTCTAACCAAGCTGCGATAGCTTCTTCCGAAGCATCCAAGTCAGATGGTACAAATGCGGCAACCTTTGGGTTTACGCCACGGGACGAAAATACGTCCTTTAAAATCCGCTCTCTTTGGGACTTGCTGAGTTCACCTAGTGAACTTTCGAGTTCCTTGTTTCTCTTTTGCTCAGACTTCAAAGCCTTACGCAGTTTCTTTACAAGGTCAGTTTCCGATTCGTATGATGGCGTAAAGTCATCATCTTCATCTTCGTCATCCCAGTAGTTATCGCGGTTGTTGCTCATAGCAACTCTCCCTTTCTAGTAGTTGGCGCACGCCTCAATATCTACAGGGGAATAGATATTGGCTCGTACTATCGGTCTAATACACCGCATGGGGCCGATAGATCCATGTCGGGATTCTGTTAGAGTAGGCCTATCGCTGTAGAGCGAAGGGCTGTTGTTCCTATTCCAGACTGTCCTCTAAACGCCTGGATTTCCTGTTCTTTAAGTCTCTTACGACGTTCCGATGCTGTTCCAAGGAACTGCTCGGACTGAAGTTCTTGTTGTACTTTAGCAGCATCAACTGCACCGCCTGTTAGATTACGCTCATAGATACCAGATAACTTCTCAGTAGGTCTGAGTTGTTCTGATATATTCTCGTATCCTTCGCCTGCTAGCTGAGTAATCTGTGCCTCACTATAACCAAGTTGTGTGAGACGAGCAGCTTGCTGTCTAGCAAATTCTGTATCTAGTTTGATACCTGTAGCTTCAGATGCTCTACGGACTGCTTCAGTAGCGAATGCACCAGCAGTACGACGATCTTCAAGAGCTTTAGTACCTACATTTGGGTCTAGGTAAAATGCTGTTAGGTCCGAAGAAGCATCTATGTATTTAAGTTCCATAAGAGCTTTAACATAGAAAGGATCAGCATTGATAGAACGTAGACGAGCAGCATTAGCACGCTCATCAAGTTCGGCAACAGACACATCATTCTGCATGTATTTTGTTATTGAGTCGTCATTTTTGAATGCAGTTTTAGCTGTATCGCTAGTGACATACTTATCAATAACTCTTCTGTAACCTAGAACAAGACCTACAAGTTCACCTGGTTTTTTACGAGTAGTAAGCTTCTCATTGAACTTACCAAAGTCTTTGTAGAATGGTGAATCAACTATTTCTCCAGCCTTAGACTGATATGTAGGTAAATATAAATACTGATCTACTACATTTTCAAGTTCGTTAGGAGTTCCAGCAAATTTACCATCTTTAAGAATAGTTCTAAAATAATTAACGCTATTATCTACAGTAGATTCAGGTAAACCTGCAGCCAGAAGTTTAGCTTTTAAGATTAACCATTGAGTTGCAAATTTATCTACTTCTGGTTCAGGCTCAGGTTCAGGTTCTGGTTCTGGTTCTGAAGCAGGAGGAGGAGTTGATCCACCATCGTCAAAGTTTGGACCACTATCCCCATAAATAGTACCACCATCATCTTTACCGTCACTGTCTTTACCATCACTATCGCCATCTTTACCTTTACCGTCATCGTCTTTACCGTCACCGTCTTTATCATCGACTTTAGGTAGCTCTATTTTCGGTAGCTCTATTTTTGGAGGATTTTTTGTGGGATCGTCGGCATCGTCAGGAATTTCTTGAGGAGTTCCTTTGTCAAGGCCTGAACCAGCAGCAATACCACCAAGAGCAGGAAAGACTCCGTATGGTGGTCTAAGATTAGGTGGAAGATCATCTATCTTTCCAACAATTTTACTTGGTGTCTTAGGTCCATCGCCATCAGCCGCCTTAGCTGTTTTAGTAGGCGTCTTAGACGTCTTAGGAGCTGCAGGCTTAGGTTTTTCAGCAACTTTAGTTGGAGCTTTGGTTGTAGTAGACTTAGGTAGATTGCTAGGACCAGGAGCTTCTTCTGCTTTAGGAGCAGCTTTAGGAGCAGTTTTAGGCGTAGTTGTGATAGGTTTAGGAGCTTCTGCTTTTGCCTCAGTTACTTTAGTTTTTACAGCTTTTTCAACTTGAGCAACAGGACTGTTTTTGGCTGTTGAAGCGCCAAGATCTACAGCTTTGTCAAGATTCTTTTCTACTGTCTTAGCAAGGGTTTCTATCTTCTTGATATCAGAAACAGTAATATTTGGCTTAGCAAGAATCGCATCAATTTTCTTTTCAGCTTCTTTAGCAGCTGTTACTGCTTTGTTAGCTTCTAACGCTTTTGGTAGGTCTTTGACAACTTTAACTACTGTCTCAACAACTTTCTTTTTAGCCATTAATTAGCCTAACTTTCGTTCGATAATATCGCCAATACCACTGAAAGAGTTAAATGCATCAGGACTGGAATCCCAGTCACTGCTTCCACGCATAATCTCGTAGGCTTCTATATCTGAAGCTGCACGATAGTTACCTTTTTCATCTTTGTAATTCATCATCTTTTTAATGAGAGGATTGTTCATATCGTATGTCTTGCGCGTGATAGCAGAAGCAATTTTCATATATTGATCTGCATAATCTTTCAAGTCCTCGCCTCTAGCAAGAATGTCCGCCATGCCAGGATTTAACTTAGCAGCTTGGTTACGAATCCTTTGTTTTTCTTCTGCTAGTTTTTGTTTAAGTATCTCAGGATCTCCTGTGCCAATTAAAGCAAGTGCTTTGTTGGCTAGTATGTTGAACTCAGGTTCAACTAAATTATTGTCCTTGTAGGTATTACGCATTTCATCTATAAATGTCTTGACAGCACCACCAGTTTCTGGGGTTACTTTTACGCCACGTTTCATGAGATAGTTAGCAAGGAAGTTAGTTTGTTCTTCTGCTGTAAAGCCAAGTCCAGAACGAGTGGTTGTAGACTTACCTGTGGTTCCGCCTGTGCTTGTAGTAGAAGTTCCTTGTGCTGTAGTAGTTACGGCTTCTTTCTTAGCACGAGCATTAAATTTGGCCATAAAGCGATCAATTTCAGACTGTGGCGCACCTTCACCATAAGCGGCATAGTATGCTTTAGAAAGCATAGTCTTAGCATCAGACTTATCAATTAGATTAATAGCAGTGGATGCTTCTTTGCTAAACTTAGTCTTAGTTCCGCCTGCTCCACCTTTATCTAGGTTATCTTGAAGTAAGGTTAAATACTCTACACCATTAAGACGTGACTCTACTACAGCCTCACGGAAAGCCTTAGTATCTTCATAACTAAATGTTCCTAGTGGAGTATCTCCCTTGGACATACCAGTAGCACGAAGTAAAGCTTGTAGATAGTTTGCATTATTACCAAACCCGTCATTTCTTAACTGAGAACGAAGTGCATCTAGTTCTCTAGCAGCAAGATTGCTGAATGCTACAGGATCTGCTGTAGCAAGTGTACGAGTGTAGAAACTACCCTCTGCTCTAATACGAGCAGCTAAAGCTGCGGCAGCATTGCTGTTAGCCATAGCACCCATGGAAGAATAGGTTGAAGAGGATATCTGCCTCTCTCGCATCTGGTTGTATGTTTCGTCTGCCACGTTAGTCCTTTGCTTTCATAGTTCCTGCAAATACACGATAAAACATTGGAGCGAATGCTGGATTCTCTAACATTAAACTGTCAGCAAGTTCTTGTAGTTGTGAACGTAACTCGCTTGCATACCAGTGTGAACTGCCTAAATCAGGGTTTGCGGTTACGCGAGTTTCTTTTAGTAGTTCTATTGCTCTAGAATATTGTTCATAGAATTGTGCTGTTTCTTTGTATACAGGAGACATCTGAAATGCTTTATCCTGTAAAGCTTTAGCAACGTTAGCAATACGCTCATTGTCAGTACCAACATTAATAATAGATGCTGGAGCAGCATCACCGAAACGCTTGTTAAGTTTGTTTATTTCACCTGCATACCAGACATCTGAGTATCCCATGGCAGCTTGCATCTCAGAAATCTGAGACTTAACCATCTTGTAAACAAGTTCTTCCGCAGCAGAAGATAGCTCTTCTGTGTTTAAAGGTTCACGACGTCCTGTTTTCTTTTGCCAAGCGTAGTATGCTGTAGCACCTTCTCCACCAGGGAAAAAGAATGGAACGATATCACCGTTCTTAGTAGCATACTTTTCTGCTACATCAGGATGCATATTCAAAAATGTCCAAGCATCTTTAGTACCAGTAACAGTACGTGTAGAACCACCGAGAATAGCTAGCAGATTGCGCTCGCCAAACTCTGTTGAGAACTCATGAACTGCTGCAAAGTAATCACCAGGATGCTTACGGCTAATCTGATCCCATGCATTGTAAAGCATAGTCATGCTAGCAAAGTCAACCTTTTTGTTATTAGGAATCTTTGCAAATATTTCTTGAGAAGGTGTAGCTGGTGATATGCTCTGGAATAAGGCTGTTAGTAATCCAATACCACGAGACATACCCTCGGCATCCTTAAACAACTGATTTCTTGCGGTGTCGTCCATTAAAGGATTTTCGCCATATTGACCAGTAGAAGCTAGGTATGATGCCCAGTCTTTTACTCCACGCTCAACTGTTTTTTGATCGTTAAGAAGATAATAAAATGTTTTACGCAACCAAGCTGGAGCAAGAGACCCTACAGGATCTGTTATTTCTCCGAATGGCATTACTACATCACGTATAGTATTCCATACAGGTCCGAATGCTGATGACTTACCACTTGCCTGAAAGGCAAACTGTCCTACAGGACCAATACCGGGAACTCCTGGATTAACAGCACCAAAAACTAAGTTAAGTGACTGTACAGGAGCTGTAAGTTGTAGTGCCTGAGCAGAATCTATATTTCTACCTACTAAGCCTCCGATAAAACTTCCAGCAATTGGGTAACGGAAACGTTTTTCACCAAACTCATCTTCATAGATGAAGCCTTGTCCCTCGTCATACTTAACACCAGTTATGTCGTAAATAGCGCTTGAGCCTTCCTTTGTTAAGGAATTGTAAGCACGACCTAGTTTGTAAAAGTTTACTGGGTTAGAAACAAATAGTTGTCCCCATTTTTTAACGGTATTAAGGTGCGCCTGAATGAATGGGAATATAAGACGCATAGCCTGAGCAGACTGTAACTGCTTAGATGCATCATAAAATAATTCTTTGGTGTACTTAGCGCCTTGCTTAGAAGCCATTGAGTTAAGGTTAGCTAGGGTTATTCCACCCTCATGGACGTAATCATCTCCACGTCTCTTTAGTTCCTTCTCAATAATCTTGATAGTTTGGTGCTTCTTGCCCCAAGCCTTGCCATTCTTACGAAGTGGTGCTAAAGTTTTTATGGCAGAATCTTGAAGTTTCAATAAGTCATCAGTATCTAGCATTGTAGCATAACGGCCTACGTGGTCCCAATAAGCCATACGGAACTCAGGTCCAAAAGTAGATAAGTTTTCAAGTCTAGCATTTAGATCAAAGAACCAATCTACTGCTTTAGTAAGCATTTTAGGCTCACCATCCGCAAAACGCTTAGTGCGAGATAATAATACTGTGGATTCTGGCATGTCTTCTCGCTTGAAGAATGATGCTAACTGAGATTTGAAACCAATCTCAAGATCATCCATCTCTACAACATTCTTGAGTTTAGCGTAATCTGGGATAGAAATCTCTGTTGTTTTGTTACCTTGAGTAACAGTTATTTTACCTTTAGCAAGGATCTCACGAATATACTCAGCCTTAGGTCCTTTACCACCAATAGACTGGATAGCGTATTCATAAGAACCAGTAGAGTTAATATCAAATAGATATGTTCTTAAGTTATCTACGTTTATATTATCTTTTGAAAAAGGCTTGGTGATATCTTTTAATATGATTCTGTCAAAGTCAGATACTTTTACACCAGTTACTTCTTTAGAAGTACGAGCACCACGATGTATCTTTTCTAATATCTCAAGACCTTGTTTTCTGGTGGTAAGATAACTAATCAAATCATCTTGTAGTTCAGGTGTACGAGCGCGTGCTACAAGTGGCATTAGATCATCTTTGTTGAAACGCATAAGTGTTAATGCAAGGCCCTTGTAATAGGACTCGTGATTATTATTAACTACTTCGTATATCTTACCTACGAAAGCAGTGCGAGGATCACCAGCACTGATACCGCGTTTCATGAATTGCAGATATTCATCTAAAGCATCTGTTACAAGCTTCTCGGTTATATCATCTTTGAAGTTATTGCCAAATATGTCATTTTGAGCTTTGCCGATACGAGCGGCAAGTGCCTGCATCTTTGTACCCTTAGGGTTGGCCATGGCCATAGCTAAAAACTGAATTGGATGATTAAATATACTATCGTGTCCTGAGAAGAACATACGAAGTTGCATTTCACCAATATTGCGCATTGTGTAAGATACACGGAATGCTAGCTGAGCTGTACGCCAGTAGTCACCTAATTGGTTTGCTGTTGTGGTTACAGCTTTAGCCTTACCATACAACGGTACATTTTTGTTATAGGTATTGATAGCGTCAATAATAGGACGTGTATCTGGCAGACGAATAACATCATCTAGGAACTGGTGAGCGTAGTTAGCACCAGTCATAGCTAGTTCTTCACCATTGGTAAAAAGAAGTTTAGGGTCTGTTCCCTGAGCTAAGTTAGCAACATTATACTGACGTACAATAGCTTGCTCTTTACCAGCAAGTTTTAGAGCATCATCTAGGACTTTAGCTAATTCAGTATCACCTTTACCAACTGTAGTAACAAGGTGTTTTTGCATCTTACGCATGCCGTCCATAATGACTTTAGCACGTGCTGTGTAATCTTTTTCACTGATAACTTTATTTATTACATCATCAATTAAATCTTGTGGTACTTTAGCTGTGGTAAACCAGTCATTTAGGCCACGTGATAATCTATCCAAATCGTTCAAAGGCAGAATAGATGAACGTATGTATTGATTAGTTAGAACCTTTTCTGCTCTTTCAATAAACGATACAGCCTTCAAACCTACAGGTTCAGCAAGCTTAATTAGTGGATTACTACTGTTTAGGGCTAGCTCAGTGCGTAGCAATAGGCTACGAGCAATCTGTGGATCACTCTCAGGAGAAGCTAAATGCCTCAGCATTACAGCAATAACGCCTTCTGCGGTGTTAGCCTTAGCTAGTTCATCAACAATTTCGACATCTAACTTGCGTCCGAATAGACGATCTAGACGCATTGTATTGGTCTCTTTAGCTACAATCTCTGCAACTGCAAGGAATCTTTTACCGAATAGATACCGCATGGCTTTGGTTGTATTTGCAGATAATCCACCGAATAGTGAATCTGTCAGACCTACTTCACTAGAAAAGAACTCTCTAGCATAGCGAGTATCAGCAATTTTCATGTCTAAATCCATGACTTTAGCTATCCCAATATTATCAGGATCATTCAACATCATTTTAAGCAAATCAGGATCTTTGGCTGCATAATCGCGTAAAGTTTCAATATCCTTTAAGCGTTGTGCCATTCCTTCAGATTCTAACCTAGCATTATCAAGGGCTTGCTTACTACTTGATAGAGTATCTTCTGCTCTTTCGATAACACTATCTAACTTCAACATAGCGTTTGCAGCCATAGTTGGCTCTGCAGATTCAGCTAATACTTCGCTAATTTTAACCTTACGAGCAGCTACATTGTCTATATTAGTTAGAACTATGCCACCAGTATCACCAAAGATTGAACGAATATTAGCAAATCCATCTACTTTGTAGATATCTGAAATCATATCCACGATAGTAGCCATCATTCGTTGGTCTACGCCACCTTCTTTAGCAGCAATAACTGAAATATCTTGTAACCATGTACCTAAAGGTTTAGCTACAGTATCTTCAAGCATAGAAATTGCGACAGAACTTACAGCTGTATTCTCAGTTCTTAGAGTATTAAAAGCTTCACGTGTAGGTGCTGGTAATGTACCGTCATCTGCTGCTTGTTTAATTCTTTTTAATAGTTCTGTACGACGCTTTAGTTCCTGTGACCAAGCTTTTTGTGATAAACTAGTCGTGTCATCAGATAAATCAAGTAACTTAGGAGCTTTGCCATAGTAAGAGGCAACAAATTCGTCATTACCACGTGTCGCAAGTGCTATCGAGCCAGGTGCTTGTGGTAGTTCATCAAAAAATACTCCACCAGGAAAAGCTCCTGATGTATTATAGTAATCCGAAGATAACTTAGATAGTGCATCAACAGTTTCTTTTTGCTTACCTGTGTTGATTCGTTCAAAAATGAACTCGCCAATGTTACGGTTATTGAGGGGCAAACCTCCTGGACCTGCAAGGTTGGCAGCATTCTTAGTATCAGCAGCATATACTTTAGCCGCAGCAATATAATCTGCTTCAATGCGTGCTTGTTGTGCCTTCTGATATACCTGCTCAGCCTTGAGGTACTTGTTTTCCGCTTGACGAGTAACTTCCTTAGCAAGTCCGGAACGCTCTTTAATGAGCCTTCTTTCTTCCTTGGTAAGGCCAGCTGCCTCAGCTAAACGATTAGATTCTTTTTTCAGTTCTTCAGCAGCAGCAAGTTTAGCTTTCTTAAGTTCTTTTCCACCTTTACCAATTTTGGTAATAGCACCAGGGCCTAACCAAATTGTAGGGTCTAAAGCTACGTTAAGTGTGGCATCAATAATGCCTGACATAACTTTATACTGCGTACTATTAGGATCTGAGCCTACAGTTTTAAGTGCAGCACGTCCAAGAGTAAAAGATTTACCATTGATAAGTCCATAAGCACCCATAGCCTTGACTTGAGCCTTCTGTACTTTAGATTTCTCGTTAATAAAGAAACCAGAACCTGTATCTACTTTAGTAGGATTAGCTAAAAATGCCCGTCCCAGCTGACCAAGTTGTGTAGTTTCACCAACTAGTCCTAAAGGACTAAGGTTTTGTACAAATTGACTTAAATCTGGCTTGTCTTTTTGAGTTGCAAGTGCATAAGCATCACGTCCGACTGTGGTTACATACTCATAAGGCGAGCGAAGTGCAGCAAAAAGCGTACGACTTGTACCTTTGAATCCACCATATAACACATCTTTGATATCTGCTGCTAGTGATTTATCTTCATCTAGTGCAGACTTGATATTTTTAGTGTTAATTAAATCTTGTTTTAATTGTGCTAGTCCGTCAACTGAAGCAATCTTACCAATACCAGGTGTATCTGGCTTCAAACCAAGCTTTACTGCAGACATAATGAAGTCTTTACTCTGGTTTGGATAAGAATTTACCCATGCATCAAAGTTCTGAAATTGATTAGGCGAAAGCATAGCCATCTCAGTTGAAATAACGCGATCAAGTTGAGACTGGACATTATCGAATATTCCAGTAACTTTTATACGTTTATTCTTCTCAGGATTCCATGCATCTAAAGGATTAGCCACTAACGACCTTCTTCTTCAAATGCCTCTACGATACGACGTAATTGTGGTGTTGGATTTGCCATGTACATAGCGCGAGCAAAAGTAGCTAATTGATCTGGTTCATCTACTGGTGTCATAAGTACTTCAGAACCAGGTCCTTCGCCAGCATCTACGCCAGCAGTTATTGGTTCATTAGGACGTGTTGTTCTATCAAAAATACCTACAGTTGGAATACTAGCTGCAGCTGGAGCCGTACTTGTCATAGGACCACCTGACATAGAAGCGCCTTGCGCTAACTGTGTTAGTTCTGCGCGTTCCCCGTATTGTCCACCAACAGCATTTTGCACCTTAGCTTGGCGTTGAACTTTAGCAGCGCGATCTAAATCGGTACGGCGAGCACCCTTGCCTACGCCTGATACTCTCATACCTTCAGCCATTTTAGATCCTATCCTTCGTACTTATCGAAATATAATTTTTCTTCTAGAGCATGTTCTAACATGCCACGATATTTTAATGGTGAACCAACACCATCACTCCAACCAAAGATAGCGAAACCTTCATCTGGATTCATCCACTCGGTAACTATGAACCACCCAGTCGGTATGTATCCATCAAGTTCTTTTCTTTGGGATAATTGACTTAAGAAATCATTAATTGGTTCTGCAAATTCATCCCCTGCCATTTATTAGCCCCCAAGTCCTGCTAAAATTGATGCTAAATCTGGTGCTTGTTGAGGGACTCCACCAGAAGGTAATCCAGGAGTGGCTGGGGACGGGGGAGCCTGTTCAACTGGGCCTTGTGTGCCTGGTGGAGTCATCTCTGGCTGCATTGGTTGTTCAGGGGCCTCAGGAGGTGTAAACACGGCCAACGCAGCAGCCTCTATGCTGTCACCCTTTTGTCTGCGTTCAATAACATCAGCAATCTTTTGGATTAAGCTAGAAGGATCTTGACCTTGGCTAGCCATAGCAGGAATTGCTTGCGCAGTTGCTGTAATAGCAGCGCTTAGGTTATCACGCATTTTTTCAACTTCAATACGTTGTTCTTCTTGTGATACGTTCAAACTCCAGTTAAGTTCTCTACGAACAAAGTCTTTAGATACAAGATCTGCACCTAAGGCTTGAAGAGAGAATATCAAGGCACGCGATGGGTCAAGACCAGCCATCAAGCCGTAGCGAACTTCAATTGTGTGATCGCCTTTAATGTCCTTGCTTGGCATGTACTTTAACTCGTACGGAGTACCCTGCGATACGCCTCTGACACTTTTCTCTTCATTAAAGAGTTTTTCATCCATATCATAGCACATCCCAATAACTTCTTCGAATGTCTCAGCAAGGATGATTTGACCAGCCTTGATTTGAGAATCGAAAGCACCGAGAAGTGCCTGGACACCTTGACCAGTAATAATACTTGCGTCAATGTTTCCAGTTCTACCTTCAGGATAGCGAGCACCAAGACGTAGTTCTGCTTGTAGTGCTGCTTGTTCCTGAAAAGCTCCTTGTGGTATATCTAATCTTACTCTGCCAATACCTTGTGGGTTAGCGGTTCGGATTACTGCATCAGGACCCATTGGCATATCTAGAACATCGTTTGGCACAACTAATGGAGCTTGTACTGATTTTTCAGCAGCTTCCATAGCTAAGTTTGCAAAACGAGCACGTGCTAGTTGAACATACAACACATCATCAAATTGTCCACGAGCTTCATCATCAATACCTGGACGGCGTGCAACCTTTACAGTCATGCTACCTGTAATATTATTCGCAGCATTTAATATAAGATTATTACGACTTGGTACGAAAAGAACAGTTATATCTTTATCAGTGTAACGAATCATCTCTACAAGTGCGCTTGTATCTTGATTGAAACCAAGTCTACCCAGAAGATCCCCCGCATATTCTGGGTATTCATTGGCAAGTTCACCAATTGTTTTCATGTATCGTTTGGCATACGCCACACATCGGCCGAACCTGTCAAATTCTGGGTAAGCCCCCATTGGATCTTCGACGCGAATGCGTGGCAAATTTGTTTCAAAATCTGGCTCTACGTGGATTGGTAGGAAGCCATAAGAAAAATACCAGTCAGCACCCCAGTACATCTGAGATTGTAGGCGTGAGGTGTAAATGTAATTGTTAGCAATCATACTACGCTTATCAGCAAAAGCCTTAGCTCTGTCAGATGTAGTGTTGCTTGTACTGCAGTTAAATGATGGTAATGGTGCTAGAACCTCAGCTAAGTCACGAGCAGCAACATCAACAAAGTTTGCAACCATTGCACTTTGCATACCTTCAGGGAACATGTCTGGGAATACCTCAGTCATTCTTCCCTTACGAACAGCAAGCAAGTCAGACATGCGCGCATCGCGGTTGCGATTACGCTCTTTCATGTTTTGCACTCGCCGTGCAATTGTTTCGATATCGAACGCCATCATTATCCTATTCGTACTGTGAGAATTCGTAATCATTAACGTTCATAACGTAACGATTTTCGAGCTGTCTTCGGGTAGCCCATCTATTATTGAGATGGCTCTGATTGATACGTGCATTAGAGATAATTTCTTTAGCGCGTAGTTCACAGAACCAGAGAGCCATAACGCAGTCTGTTGGACCACGTGTATCAGGTCTCCATGTGATGAGTTGCTGTATAAGGGCTTTGATACCCTCAGATCCATCTTGGCTAGGAAGCTCTATTAGGTTATCGTCTTGGTGTGTACCATTACGTACGCTACCAAACAAGCCTGACATAGCAGCCACACCGAATGATGTGTCCCACTTATTCTTGCCTGTGAACTGGGATGAAAACTTCACACCATGTGAGGCAAGGTATTGCTGTAAATCTAAATCCAGAGAGTAAGCCTTCTGGTGGGCATTGATCTCAATACGTAATTCTTGAGGTTGATACTTCTCGACCCAGTTCTCTATAAGTTCTTGTACCTTCTGAGGAGTAGGGTCTTTCATGTTCTCTACATCCAAGATGTAGCGATTACGTGTATTACGATCTACAGTAACTATTACTGCTGCAGTATTACCACTCATAGCAGGGTCTAAGCCCATGATGGTATACCAAGCGCCCATCTCCCGAGGGTGTCCTGCCGTTCCTGCTTTTAGCGGTCCGCGCTTTCGCATCCTATTGATAGAACCTTGGACGGCAGCAGGTGGGAAAATTGAATCCTCTTGTACGTCTTGCTGTTGGTAGACAAGAGCCCAAGCACTCGGGCTAACTTCAGAGCGTCTCCTGAACAGAGCGGGGCCATCCCATTTGGGGTAGAGACCGTCCTCATCAGGTAGTACGCCTTCATCAGAACCCTCCCAGGGTATATGGCTTTTAGGCCACAAGGTGACCCACTGTTTTGGATCTTCATAAAACTCTAGAACTGCAGGCATCGAGAAATACGTAAAAGGTGTCTTGCCGCCAACCCAATGCTCAGGGCTACGAATCTCTCGATAAAGATCATTTGCCGCTATGCGGGTTCCTACAATAAGGAGTTTACCATTATCACCAAGACGGGTAACTACATCTCGTTGGAGCCAGAGGAGTTGTTTCTCCCACTCATGCGCGTTTGAAGTCGTAACAACGTCGTCCAAGATGATGAGGTTGGAACGGGCTCCAGTAATCTGGCCACCAATACCGAGCGCTTGTACCGTCGGATCCTTTTCGGTAGAATCACGAGAGAGGTAAATGCGATCAGCCTTCCAAGTATCCGCATCCTCTTTCCACCCCCCAGTAGAACCATATACGGCTTGAAGCTTAGACCAGCGCTCATGACTTAGGCGCTGCTTGATGGAGTAGAGATACTCCTTAGCGCGCTCTTGAGTCTTAGAGACGATAGTAATCTTGATATTCGGATCCATAGCAATCCGATAGACACAGTAGTTGACCGTGATGACGGTAGACTTGGCATGCTCAGGAGGTACGTTAATCAGCAGGCGTTTAGAACTTGCTGGTTCATAAGTCATGGCTGGGTGTGTCCAGGAAGGGGTACGTCCCTCAAGGACGTCAATCCAGGATCTATGATGCTCGAAGATGGGGGAGTCTAAGAACTCTTTCGAGAACTCCTCAAAGCCAATCTTAAACTTAGCATCACCTGAGACGATACTCAGGGTTTTCTCACCTTCAGACTTGGCAGCCTCAAGGTTTTTCATAAAGGTGGCATCCTTACGCCAGTCTTTCATGACGTCAGGTTTGCGGTCAGCCTTGGCTATAGCGTCCTGTAAGGACAGTCCTTGGCGAACAAAATCTAATACTTTGGCCTTAGCCTCTTTCAGCTTAGCCACATTGTGGTGTTCACTACCACCCTTGGCAGCCATATAAAACCTCCAATATATCCCCCCTTCGTTCGGCGCTCCCTAAGAGCGCCTCACTACCCCCCTGCGAGGCGGCAATAAAGCCGCCGAGCTGGTAACTCGCTAGGGACTTCCGCTCGTTACCCCTATATATATACTAACCCGTTCAAATAGCAAAACCGAACGATACGACTTTTCATAGTATATCAAATACCGCTCTGACCAGCACTTTTGTAATACTGGGAAAATATTTAGAGGCGATAGTATAATACTTAGCGCGCAGCGCTATAAGAACTGGGGTCGCGCTAGCGACCACCATTTGGGGGTCTGGGGGCGTGCCCCCAGCGGGGTCTGGGGCGGAGCCCCAGCGCGTGGCACGCGTGCGAGCGCATAAAAAAACCCCCACGCGGGGTTTACCGCGTAGGGGTTCGGTTTGTGTTGGGGGAC